GGAGTAATGACATGCCTGAGAAAGTTGCTCGTGGCTATAAGACCACATGCATGCTCGACTTCGAGCCTTCCTTCGGCGTCGCGCCGTCTACGAAGGCCCCGGTAGTTCTTCCCATCAACAGCTTCGGCCTCACCGTTTCGCGCAACAAGAATTCGGCCCAGACCCTTCGCGGCCGCAGGGATCCCGACATGCCCTTCGACGGCAACGTGGAGACCACGGGCGACATCGTGGTGCCTGTCGGCACCCGCGCCTTCGGCTACTGGCTCAAGCTGCTCTTCGGACAGCCGACCACGTCTGGTTCCGAGGGCGCTTTCACCCATGTCTTCAAGCCCGCCGACGAGTCGCCGTCCGCGCTCATTCAGTGCGCCTACGGCACCACTCCCGCCACCTACGGCCACTATTCGGGCTGCAAGATCTCCTCGCTCCAGCTCACCGCCGGTGGCGACGAGGAGCTTACCGCCACCCTGTCAATGGCCGGCAAGATGGCCACCTTCGACACTACCAACTACGACGACGGCGCCACTGCCGAAGCAGTTGTTCTGAAGCGCCTCTCCAACTTCCAGGCTTCCCTCAAGAAGAACAACGAGGTTTTCGGCGTCTGCACCGGATTCGACATCACCATCGACAACGGCCTCGACACCGACACCCGCACCCTCGGCACCGCCGGCGAACTTTACGACATTCCCGAAGGCATCATGAGCGTAACCGGCAACGTGACCTGCCTGTTTACCTCTCTGGCGCTCCTCAACGAAGCCAAGAACTCCACCGAAATGTCGCTGGAACTGAAGTTCGCCATCGACGAGGACAACAGCCTCGCCATTCTTCTGCCTGAAGTGCAGATCCAGTACCAGGGGCCGACTGTCGAAGGCCCGACCGGCATCCGTACCCAGTATCCATTTGTGGCGTACTACAACGACCACTCGAAGAACACCGTCGTCGAGGTCACCCTCAAGAACGACGTCGAATCCTACTAAGACGCATTGGAGGACATGATATGCGCGAGATTACTCTTCCCATTTCCGGCAAAAAGTTCACCGTCAAGCCTCTTGTCGGCAAGGATGTCAGGGAGCTGGCGTCCAAGGAAAGAGGCGAGGACTGGGAGCTTCTCTTCGAGACGCTCAACCGTGCCGGGTTCAAGGACGAGGAGCTTAACGCCCTTCCCTTCCCCGACATCCTCGAACTCAACAAGGCGCTCACCGCAGAGACCTACGGCATTGAGGAAGAGATAAAAAACTAGCAGACCTCTGGGAGTGGCTTTCAGGAGACGGCGCGGAATTCTGCGACACGTGCCTGAAAGCCGCCCGCCAGAGGAACGAGACCAAGGACTGCTCTTCCTGCGAAGGGAGATGTCCTGAAGCGTTGGATGGGAACAGGGAGGCTCTAGAGCTTCTCCAGGCTGGAGCCACCCAGATCCGCACAGGCGGCATGGGCGGCTTCATTGGTTTTGACTGGGTTGCCTTGAAGCAGATCGCCGGCGACTACGGCTTCGACACTTCTCCTGCTCTCTGGAAGAAGATCCGCGCCGTAGAGGCGGTGATAGCCCGCAACGAGGCAAAGAAAATGAAAGAGCGGAGCTAGGACATGGCATCGAGCCTCTACGTAAATATTCGCGGCGACTACTCGCAGTTTCAGAAAGACGTCAGCAGACTGCGGGGCATAGCTAGAACAAGCGCCCAGGAGCTTTCCGACATCTTTGGCAACGCCTTCTCCAAGGGAGACGCACAGAGAGGCTTGACCCAGATTGGCATGGCGCTCAAGAAGCTGGGTGCCGTCGCCAATACTGTAGGGGCTCAGTTCAAGCCGGCTATCGCCGAAATCAACGAGTTCGCAAGAAAATGCGGAGCCTCCAGCGCAGAGGTGAAGCGTCTTGTCGAGCAGATGGGGTATGCTGCCCGCGAACGGCAGATGGAGTCTTCTCTCCGCGCTCTCCAGAGGCAGGCCGGACTCACCGACTCCGCTCTTTCTCAGCTTGCACGGCGCAGGCATCTTTTTGCCGAAGCTGGAAACATCGCCTCCGAAGGTCTTGGCGTCCGCACAGCGTCTAAAATCAAGGCCGACATTCAGGAAGCCGAAAATACCTTCCAGCAGTTTGAGATTGCGGCAAGAAAAACTGGCGAGTCAACTCAGCGCCAGTTTGAGGCCATGACGGAAAAGGTTCGTCAGTTCAAGCGGGAACTGATGACTTCAGCGGAACGCAAGCGTGACGACTACAACCAGCTTTGGGCGAAGACCACGACCGCCGCGCCGACTGACAAAGGGTATCAGCAGTACACTGTCAGACAGTCTCTCAAGGAAGGGATGTCCGGCTTCCAGGAGCTTCATGGACGCCTCCCGCGCACCGTCTCTGAAATGCGGCAGCTGGCGCAGGCGACCGGAGCTACCGTGGCGCAGGTGAGAAGACTCCGTGATGAACTTCAGAAATCCTCCGGCTTCTTCAACACCATTCTTGAGAGCGTCAAGCAGAGGGTCTTCTTCGGTCTTGGCACCGGCCTGGTTGACTCCATAAGAACGGCCATGCGTGTTGAGAACGTGGAGGTGGCGTTTAAGGCCATCTACGGCACGTCCGACATGGCGGCCAAGAAGCTTAACTACGTCAAGCAGGTGTCCGACGAGCTTGGCCTGTCGTTCATGGATACCGCCGAAGGCGCGAAGAAACTGTTCGCCGCCGCGCAGGGAACGCCTGTCGAGAAGGACGCCAACATGGTGTTCAAGGCGTTCAGTAATATGTCCGCCGCGCTGAAGCTGACGGGCGATGAAACCAAGGGCGTTTTCCTTGCCCTCTCGCAAATGATCTCCAAGGGCAAGGTGAGCGCCGAAGAACTGAGACAGCAGCTGGCTGAAAGAATGCCTGGCGCCGTCAACCTCTTCGCCAAGTCCATCGGCGTTACGACTCAGGAACTCGACAAGATGCTCCAAAAGGGTGGCGTGACTTTGGAGCATTTCGTCAAGTTCGCCGCAGAGGTGAACAAGACCTACGCCGCCGGCGCTCAAATGGCGGGCAATAGTCTGCAAGCCCAGCTAAACAGACTCGGCAATACATGGGTCGATTTTCAGAGCAAGATGGTAGACACTGGCAGCTTTGCCAGTCTGGTGCGGGACTTCAACTCCGCGCTGAAGCCTACTCTTCAGTTAATTGTAAGCCTGTCGAAGCATTCGGCGGAACTCGTTGCGGGAGGCTTTGCTGCATGGCTCGTCGCTTCCGCTACGGCGGGTGGCAAGCTTAATGCCGTATTTGCGTCTCTCAAGGCGTCTTTGCTGGCGTCCATTGAAGCCTACCAGAAGACCGCCATTGCCCAGACTGCCGTTGGCGCCACTGCCACAACGGCGGCTACTAGAGTCAGGGGACTTGGCGCGGCGCTTTGGACGATAGTGAAAAATCCAGTCGTCCTTGCAGGGATGATGGCTATCGGTGCGGCGTTTACAGTTTGGGAAGTTAAGGCCCACAAGGCGCAGAAGGCATTCAAAGACGTCAACAAGACCATGAGCGAGTATGTCCACGACATGCAGATGTCGAAGGAAGCCGACATGGCTTCCAGGTTTACGCCTGAGACGCTTCGCAACAATGTTCTTGCTGATGCCAAGACGGCAGTCTCTGACTGGCAGCGCGACTGGAAAATGGGAGAAGGCACCATCCAGCAGGCGATGCAAGACGTCATCTACAAGACGCCGTTAAAATACAAGCCAGGTTCGTATGATCTAGATACGTCTGCCAGAGATCTCGGTATTGAAAGTCTCAAGGAGGCTAAAAAGGCTGCCGATGACTACAGCGCCGCGCTCCAGAAAGCCGTGGAGAACAAAGATCTCAACGGCGTCAACGACGTTCTCAACCAGATGGCTGAGAACTGGGGCAAGATCAAGACCAAGATGCTGGACAGCAAGAGCGTCCCCAAGGAAGCCATCGAGTTTATGGAGAAGGCGTATGCCGGACTCTACGAAACCGCCTCCCGCGCTTATGCCGACCTCACCAGATGGCAGCAGACATTTTCCGCCGACTCCATTACCGCCGCAAAGGCTCTTGGTCTTAATCTCGATGCGCTGAAGAAGTCCTACGACGGCCTCGCCAAGGCGGCGTCCGGCACCAAGCTAGGCAAGGCTCTTGCCGACATTCAGGGCTTTGAGAAGGTAACGCAGTATCTTGGACAGACTGGAGCCGCTTTCGACTCAGCCATTGCTTCCACAGGCAAATATATGGATGAGGTAGTCAATCTGACCAACAGCCTCGCCAGCGCCCAGAAGAAGCACGACGAGTTTGGCAAGGAGCTGCAGAACATCGGCGACGACTACTCTATGGGCATAGTCAAGTCGGAGGAGTACCGCAAAGCGCTGCAGGACAACGACGCGCAGACAAAGGCGCTGCAGGAACAGCAGGAAAAGCTGACGCAGTCCATCTTCAACGCAGCCGCTGCCGCAGGCGGCTCTCCCGCAGCATTCAACACGCTGATCGCCGTGTTCAAGCAGGCAGCTGAAGCCGCCGGCATGGTGGAGGCCCAGGTCAACGGCATTGTCCAGCGCCTTGCCGATCTCCAGTTCCAGGCGTGGCAGACCGTCAACCAGGCGTCTGCTATGGCGATTGACAACCAGACCAAGATGATGACGATACAGCATGAAGAGGCTGTAGCGTGGAGTCAGGGCAACGAGAAAGGTGTCGTTGCGGCTAGGGCGCATAAGATAGAAACGCAGAACCACGGTCGCGAGATCAGCGGCGTAGAATTAGACGCTCTAAGACGCCAGGTGCATGAAGAAGCCCGCATCCGCAAGGAACGCGAAGCAATGCGCGATGCACTCAAGAAGGGCAAGCGTGGCGGTGGCGGCGGCGGAAAGCGCGTAGACAACACCGAGGAGAAATGGCACAGCGCCGAAGAGGGCTGGCGCAAGAAGATCGCCGACATGCAGGGCCAGAAGGACGTCCAGACCTTGGCGAAGGACTTCGCCGACATGGACAAGCAGCTGAAAGGCTCGTCCGTGGACATGAAGGCGCTGAAGAAGGACTATCTGGAGGCGTTCAGTACAAAGTACGCCACCGACCTGAACAAGGAGATCCTGCAGCTCAGGGGCAACGAAGCCGAGCTTGCCAGGATCGACATTGAGGAGAAGTACAAGGCCAAGGCGGCCGCCATCGAGGGCATGGCTGAGGAGGCCAAGAAGCTGGGCGTCACGGTCGAAGACCAGACGCCGAAGCTTGCAGAGTACCGCAAGCTTCTGGAGGGGCAGGCGCGGGAGCAGCAGCTGGAAAAGGAACTCCCGTACTATGAAAAGTTTAGCTGGTGGGACGGCAAGCGCATCGAGGCGATGGAGAAGCAGAACGAGCTTATCTCCATCCAGTACGAGAAGCTGAAGAATTCCGGCGTTCCGCAGGAGCTTATCGACCGCTGGCGGCAGATCGAGGAGCTGCAGAACCGGGTCAAGAACGGCAATGACGTGCTGGCGGGTATCGCTTTGGGCGCGAAGAAGTACGCCCTTGAGATGGGCAACATGGCTGAGAACGTGTCCGATCTCGTCCAGAAGAGCTTCGACGACATGGCGGACGCCTTCACGGATCTGGTCATGACGGGCAAGGCCAGCTTCACTGATTTGGCGAACTCCATCATCCGCGATCTGATGAGGATCGCCATCA